CGGCATACCAAGTTCCTGGAACCTAGAAATAACGCAACTCTTTGTTGGGCGTTAATAAGTCTTGCTTAAATACGAACGGCACCATTAACTACCAAAGCGTGATTAAACGCATCCGTGAAGTTGTTCACAGCGTTGACGCCAAAGAACAACGCTTAAATATGTACTTTGACACTGTGTATTCTCAAGGGTTTTATGATAACATGACATCCTTATTATTTTTAATACTAGCTAAATTGGAGTTATTCGACATTGTGGCTAAGATGAATACACATGATCATGAAACCACACTTACTCTGGTACAAGTGCATAGATTAATGGCAGCCGTAGAAGAGGATAGACCCAAGTTATTGGCTAGGATGTTAGAAACTCAAGATGACGGTTATGGGATGTCTCTGACTGATATAAGCACTTGGCTAGTTGTAGATAGAATCAAAGGTTGGTACGATCAGCTACCACAAGAGGTTACCCAATCAGATGAAACAATTCGAGCTAACAATACTGAAGCTTTTCAGTTCAAGTATACTATTAAGGTATGGCATATGTATACCTATAATGACGGACATAGTAGTAGCGGCAATGCCTTTGGTAAACACTTTGGTTTTATTAAAGGTAGGTTTGCCGTACCCACACACTTATTTCATACGGCACCAGAGGTTAACGTCACTTTAATAGCTGTAAATCAAATATACCCAGATACTGATATAGCCATACGTGCTTTAGCTGATTACAAAGGGGCACTGAATTTGTCTGGGTTCACTACCCGAGAAGTAGCAATACTGACTACGTTGTTACAAGGTAACACAAGATCTACGCCCTTTTTAGTTGACCAAGATATTGACTTTCGCCTGGGGAGAGCAAGTATTAGAGCATTCAATGCTCCAGTTATACAGAATGGGCGAGGTGAGTACACTAAAAGAGAGCTACAATCAATGTTTGGCAAATTGGTACGCAATCACAGGGTGTATGAGGAGGCTAAACAAGCTTCTATACTATTACGTTATTGGGTGGCTCAGCCGGCAACAGAGACTGTTGAGTCACACTGGTGGACTCATATTAAGCGTAGTTTACGTTTACCCAAGTTAGGATTAAGTCGTGCCTCATTACCTGAGTTGGTACAAGGTGAGGGCATTTGTATATCAGATGATGCTCAAGACTTAGCCAATACGCTAACAGGGCCCGGACAGTCCAGTATATTTATATCCCTCTTCATGAACACTTGCTGGTATTGGGGAGAATTTCTTTCTATATATAATAGTGTCAATACAGAAGACCTGATGCGTAAGATGCGGTTTACTATACACACGGGTTTAGATGAGACTTACCGTGCAGATGCTCTTGTGTCTGCTATTACAGGCAAGCGCATATTAAGATGTGCATTTCATGATTGTTATACTTATATAAATGAAGGGTTGGACAGTCAGTACAGTACTAGAGTACGGTTTGGCCAACTTAATATCCCACATCTACAGGATTATGGTTACCAAATTATAGATGATCAAATTATGTTTCAGAAACTAGTGGCACCATCATGTGTAGCGCTCATTTTAGGACTAAACGGCACTTTGCTCGAAGGCACTCCTTACGGAAGCAGTTTTTCCATGAACAATGCAGTACAGATAGTTGA